GCATTAGCACAAAGATACCAAGTTTCTTTTTTTCTTCTTCTGTTAAACTATCCCACCACGCTCTGTCACGCTGATCAATAGCTCGCATTTCTTCTTTGATACTAAGTTTGCTCATTTACCATAATCCAAGTGTTCTTCCGTTACCAACTATTATAAAGCCACATGTACAAATATGCAAGACAATCCAGAAGGTTCTGAACCATAATGCTTTGTGAACATCATGTTGTGTAATTGGCAAAAACTCTGGCTTGTCCTCATCATTGACGCCAACTGGCATGCCAACTGTTCTACTCCATAGCTTTAACCAACGACGTTGTCCACTCATCCAAATACTGTCCATAAAATTAAAAGTATAATAGCCCAGCCAAAAATACCTAATCCATTATTACCTACGTGTCCTTTTGCTTTTGCACAATCATAACAGTATCTATATTTGGCAGGAACACGTTTATTACAAAAGAAAGCATCACAAGTTTTTTTACTCATTACCACAAATCCTCTGTGCTTAGTACATCTGGTATTTTATTTGTATCTTTTACAAAGTACGCACAAGGACTGTTGTCGCTTTCTCCTAAAGGAACAGCAAGTATATGTCCAAACTTTAGTTTAGGAAAATACCATTTGACTTCTTGATAGATGTTTACAATTTCTATTTCATCAAAGCTGGGTAAAAATCCTGTAAGTGGATTAAAAACAAAGGCTTTAAATCCTCTGTCATTGAGACTGGTTACTGGCAATACTTCCGGATCGCCTACCATTGGATCACACACTACAAGACTCCAATCCAATGGAACCTTTACATGCCGTTTGCCTATTTGCAGTACAGCCGCAGGTGCATTAAAACTTTCTAAAAATACCAATGGAACAAATATATAATCTGCTTCCTTTGGATTACTGTAGTCTAATACACAATAGCGTATGTCTTCAATCTCTTCTGGAATAAAATCTAAATCATATACTTGATTCTCTACTGTTAATATTCTAGTCATTTATAATCCACTTTCTCTATATGAAAGGGGTACTTGGCTTCTCGATAAAATTTCTTTCGCTCAGTCAAATGCCTCTTGCTAAATTTTGCACTGCTTGTTATATCCCATATCTGTACATGATCTTTGTCTTGTGCTTTACGTATACCTCTACCAATACTTTGTATTACCCTAACGAAACTTTTGCCAGGCTCCACGAGAACCAAGTTAAAAATACGAGGAATGTTAATACCCACGGCAGCCACACCATAGGTTGCAACGATAATTTTGTTGTCAACTTCACTAATTTCATCATATTGATCTTTCCTATTTTTACTTTTCATTGAACCACTAACAAACACGGTATCATCACCAAGTCGTTCTACTAGTCCTTCTCCTGCACTAATACGATCTACCAGCACCAATGTATTACCACTTTGTGCCATTGTTTGTATTAGTCCACTCATGTAATCTAGTCTGTTCTTATCTGTTGTAAGATAAGTTAATTCACTTTGGTAGTTGCCATAACTCACTGTGTCTTGTAGCTGTAGTACGTTTACTTCGCATTGTGCTAGCACACCCATGTCTTGTAGTTCGTGTGCGCTCAAACTATTGGTTACTTCTCCCAAGCTCACTTCCAAGCTCAAGCGTTCATGTTCTGCTTTAGGTATCGTGCCTGTAAGCCCCCAGCGAATTGGAATATTGCTGAACGCTCCAGTAAGCAGTTTTTTCAGGACGTCTGCTTTGGCTTGATGAACTTCGTCCACCATAACACACACGACACCTTCTGCAAAATGGTGCAACCCTTCGTCCGCTAGTCCGTCACGGAATCTTTTTTCGAGAACGTTCAAACTCTGCCAAGTACATATGGTATGAGTTCTCCCTAATTCTTTTCTATCACCGAAGTAAACACCTACATCTAGTCCCAAATTAATATAGTCAGCTTCTGTTTGAGTGACCAAATCTTTGTTTGGAACAATAACAATACTACGACCATAGGCTTCACACATATAGCTTAGTGCCGCAGTAATCAATGTTTTACCAGCACCTGTTGCAATTTCTTGCAAACACTGCGGTGTCTTTAAAAACTTATTGATAACTTCAACTTGATAATCTCTGAGTACAACTGGCTCACCTGCAGCCGGATGCTTGTCGGGCCATTGTCTATCACTGAACAGTTGTTCTGTTACAGTGTCCCATTTGAGATCATGTGGTTGTCTGTGATCCTCTATCTCAATACCGTAGCCTTCTTCGTCCAGTATGGGAAGTATAGTGGGCAAGCAGTTTACAAAGGTGCTACCACCCATAGTAAAGTAACCCACACAGCCATCCCAACGTCCAAGTTTATATGCTGGTACGTGATATGCATGCGGCAAAAAGAACTTTAGTTTCTTTTCTAGCTTGCGTCGAGTGGTTAATCCAAGTCCTTCGAACTTGCAATTAACCTCATCTTTGAGGATAAGTTTTGTTTTCATGTTTTAATAATACGCTCTAATTTAGAGTTTGTCAACGGCTAGCTTTTGCTTGCAGGTCATTACAACGATTTTCCATAACTTGCATTTGCATTTTTAATTTACTAACTTCTTCTTTTAATTGTTTGATAATTTCATCACGAGCTCTAAGTTCCTCTAGCCCTCGGTAACCATATTCGGTATAAGTATCTTTGACCATTTTGTTCCACCAACCCATTCGATTTTCCTGTACTACTACTTATAAAATAAGGGGACTAGTAAGACTTCTTACTAGCCCCCCGGGACCTAACTGGTGTGAGTGAGAGTGACGCAGACAGAGGAGTACACCAGTTAGTATTGGTAGCCATTGCTATTGCAACTGTCTGGCTACCAAATTCTTTTATATCCTTTTCATACAAGTGGACTCTGCATAACTCTTCCACTTGTTGGCATTCATTTTACGAAGATCAGCAATCTTCAACACCATACGCAAGCTCATTTCACGCAAGCGATTCTTATTGGTGTAGATATATTCCATAAGATCTTTTTGTTCATGTTCACTAAACTTGTAACTGTTTAACATACCATCAGCAACGATTTGTTTACAACGCAAGAACTTGTCACGCATTGTGTCTAGTGTCAAGTCCAAGTAGTGACAACGACTCATAATAGCATCTAGGTGATCTTTTAGTTTACCACGTGTTCGTTCAAACTTTACATTGGTAATAAAAATGATAGAACCTTTAAACTCAAAGCTGTCTGGCACACCATTGTTAGCAAGCGCACGACTTTCACTGCGCCAGCTTAGTGTTCGCTTTGGGCTACTATCCAATGCCGCTTTGAGCAAGTTCAAGCTGAGTTCATCATACAGCACACTATCACAGTCATCTAATACTAGTACACTACCGTCTCCACTGTAATCATACAGCAATTGATAAAGACCAATTGGAGTAGCGGCACCTTTTTCAACACCAAACTTACGGTTGCTGTTTTGAGACATTTTTAACATAATGCCTGCATCTTTGAGCACCTTCTCAACTCCAAAACTTTTACCAACACCCGGAGGTCCAGTAACTACCATGCCACGCACAACCCCATCGCATGACGCATATGTCATGTCTTCTAGGATTTGAAATCGCTCCCGTAACCGTTCAATGACTTGATCATCTGTTTCAGCTTGGGCGGCTTGGGCTGACACAACATTCTCTCCGTCTTCGAGGTAGTCGAATTCACTTTGATCGACTACTTTGATCCGAATGGATCGGTCCGGGAAACCAGGCACTGCACTACCATCAACTGTAATGAAGCTACCTGTTTTGCCTTGTTTAAATTCTTTAACTAATGGAAACACTACGTCCTTCACATTAATGTTACGGTATGTACCGTTTGCGATACGCACTTGCTTTTCTGTTGTCTGCATTGGTTCTCACTCCTTTTTAACAACTTATATAAACATATTAACATCTATGTATCTAATGTCAACCTTTTATTTCATTTATTTTTACATAATTAAACACAGTTTCTTTGCAGTTACTGAATTTACTAACGTCATGTGTTTTTACTTTACCAGTAAGCATAACATCTTTGCCTTCTAAAATACCAGCAATATCAGGTTCACGATTAAAGAAGAATTTACAGATGTTGCCTTTGGTATCCAAACAGGTCACCAAATGAATCGAATATTTTGCAATAAACTTTACATCTTTGATGTTTACTTGAAACATAAGACGTTCGCCAGCAGTACCAATAAATTCACTAGTTTTACGATATTGATCAAAGAAATCATCCAATCCTTGACGCTTGCTCAACACACGAAAACTATTTGGCAAACTTGCTAGAATTGCAACGCCAAATCCATCAACTGCTTCATCACTGAGGCAACGCAATACATTACCTTCAAAGTCATTTATATTGCCCATCATCTTTTTGGCAATCAGTTCATGTTTAAATTCGTCTACAATCTTATCTGCTTGTTCAACACAGTCTTCTGTAATTGTGAATTCTTCAGCGCCTTCTATACTCTGCATAAAGTTGAGAATACAAGTCTTGTTATCGTAAACACGCTTTTCATTTTCTCTGTCGTAATATCCAAACCCACTTTTGATAAAGCCTTGTTTGGCATCAACTGCAATAGCAAGTTCAAGTACTTGACGAGTATTATACTGTTGTTTTTGACGAGCCATCTTCTTATCCTCTGTTCTGTTTTACTAGTTTATAATAACATCAAGATATCTTATGTCAACCTAATATAAACAATAATAATAAAAAACCTGCAATAAATGTGAAAATAATTCTGCATATAAAACCCAGTATATTGCCTAGCAATCTAAAAATACTAAATTTTTTACGGGGAGGATTAGTGTAATAGATATCATTTATCAGATCATCTTCAGCCTGTTGTATTGTGATATCGTCTTTCATAGTGTCCTCAATATAAGTGGCGGAGGATGTGGGAGTCGAACCCACTCAACGCTGTTAGCGTTGTACGGATTAGCAATCCGCTGCATTACCGTCCTGCCCATCCTCCTTACTTATAATGTACACTATTTACTGAATAAGTCAAGTTGTTTTGTGTAATTTTTAACAGTTTCTACAGTCATTACTCGTGTGATCCAATTCTCTGCGGCATCAGCGACATAGTGACGACTTTTATTAGGATATTCAATTCGACCTACAATTTGGTTGTCTTCAAAAAAACTACACATCAAGTATTCGTCATCCACAAAACTAATGATTGCTTCTCTATTGTCTAGTTGAAATTTATTATAATGTCTCATTTTAATTCCCTTATACATTAGCAAATTTTTTTATAAAAATCTATTACACGATCTATTCTAGTTTCCATTGTATTATCTGTATTGTCAGCAATAGAATATAAAAAATCTTTACCTACTGATGTTGTGAAATGTATGAAACTAATTGGTGACCAATTGTAGTTTAATTTATCAAATATCGCATGATTCAATTCTGAATTATTCCTTACTATGATATTACTTGACCAGTCCAGAGTCTCTGGTAGAGCATCGTGTTCTGCTAATTGTGCAATTACAGCAGAAAACAATACTTCGTCGTCTGCTTTAAATCCATGTTGCTGACATTGTATATATCTTGTCAAGAATTTAGTTTCATTCCAAAACGTCTTGTCAAATGAAACCACACCTGTATTACACTGCACACAATCACTGATCTGTTTATATTTAGAGTGTTTTTCATAACTACTTATTTCATAATACTGATTAAGTAAATCATATTTAGAAGATCTTGGTTTGTTATAAGTTACTTGTAATTTATAACTATCTGTAAAAACAGATTGATACGAATCTTTTTTAAAAATAAACGGAACTATGTCTATATCTAAATAAGCTATTTGATCATATCCTAGTTCATTGAAAAGATAATCTATTAGCAAAAATGCATAATGATATACATCTTCAAATCCAGTTCTTTTTAAATTATATTTTTTCCAAAGGCTATTTAAAAAGTCAATGTCATTGAAAAACTTATAGTCTACTCCTATATGATCTGCATATGCATTTTGTTTTGCACATACATAATCTGTATGTTTACCTCTATATCCTTGACAAGAATCTTCTTCTAAATAAGGAAAAAACTCACCTGGAAAACGTACAGGATCTGCTTTTTTCTGAAGTAAAAATCCACTGTTCTCCTGAAATATATCTATAAAGCAAGAAAAAATACATTGTTTTTTGGGTAGGATCTCATCATTCATATTTTTATTTACTAATGTTTAGTTTGGTGCGGATGGAGAGACTCGAACTCTCACGCCGTAAAGCACAGGTACCTAAAACCTGCGTGTCTACCATTCCACCACATCCGCTTATGGTGCTCCCACACGGACTCGAACCGCGGACCTATTGATTACAAATCAATTGCTCTACCAGCTGAGCTATAGGAGCGTTTTTATTATAAGAAATGTTTGT